GCGACGACGTCCGTGCTGAACCCCGGTGTAGACGACGCCGGATTGCATGGGAAGCGGGGTGGCCGAAAGGCTCCAATCCTGGATCTGGTGCGCGACGAACTTGTGAGCCAGGAGCGCAGGGACGGATGTCGCGACCGGAGAGATGGCTCCCCGCTCATTCAGCCATGAACCGTAGCCGCTCGCCGCTGCGTGGCAGTCGAACTTGTAGCCCCAGAGCGGAACGACGGGAGCTTTCTGACCCATGCTGTTCAGGGGCTTGCCGGTGACGTTTTTGATCTGCCAAGTCTGGGAGGTCGCATCGTAGTTCCCGAATCCAGGGAAGGCCGCGACAGAGGGGGCGCCGGGGAGCCAGAGGTCAAATTTCCACCCCGGAGCGTATCCGGGCAGGAAGGCTTCGATATTTCCGCCGTTGGTTTGCCCGGTCCAAGCGGTGAACTGGAAATCCACCGTGTCGTGGACAAAAGTGGAGGTCCCCCACATCGAGACGGGCACCGGAGGTCCACCGAATGAATCGCCCCAGAGAATCCCCATGTCAGGGGTCAGCGTGAGGTCGCGCTCCATGCCCTCGAATTGGGCCGTTCCCGCAGAACAGACGATGGAACCGAGGCTCATCTGCCGGACCGGCTCGTCTGCCCACGCGAGCGAAGTTGGGTGGCCTGCGCGCGCGGAAGGATGGACGCGATCTGCTCGACGGAGTACCCGTGGAAGTGGAAGTGCGTCTCCCCCGTGTTGTTGGTCGTGTGCGATGCGGTGGTGATCTGCATGGGCACGATAGGCGTTCCGGCTTCGGGCCCGCGCTCGCCGAAGATCGAGGGGCCGAACGCGAATCCACCCGCCGCGTGCGCACCGAATGCCGTGCCGGATGCCATAGCCTGGAACCAGGACGCCTCGCCCGTGCCTGCTGCCGCCCCGAACGTACCGATGGATGCTGCCATGGAAGCGGGTGCCCACGCCGTCGAAACGACCGCCGCATCTGCCACGGAGTTCGCGGTCGAGGTGGTGGCCGCCGTCTCGGAAAATGCCATCTGGAGGATCTGCGTTTCGAGCCACTTGGTGGACCGCTCTGCGATCTGCTGGATCGCCTCGTTCTGGAGGTCCAGCTGCAGCTTCTTCTCGGTGAGCTTCCCTTGCATCGCGGTCGCGAGTTCGCGGGCCGCGAACCCCTGGACGAGGTTCGCTTCCTCGGTGATCTGCTTGACCTGCTCGTCGTGCTCTTTCTTCCGGGCGTCGGCGATGGCCTTGTCCCAATTCATCGTGATCTTGGCGGACTCCGCTTTGGCGTCCGTAGCCTCCATGATGAATTTCTTTTGGTCTTCGGCATCCTTGGCCTGCATTCCTTTGGTGACGCTGTTCCCGCGCCCAGGACCGTCCGCTTCAATTCCGTTCGGATTGGCTAGCTGGAATGCGGCGTAGGTGCCGCCCGTGGCCTTCTCGAATTCGGAATCGGCATGCGCTCCGAGTGCTGCACCTTGCTTGGCAATGATCTGCGCGATTTCCTGGGATTCACGCGACCGAATCGCCTTGACGACATCCGCATAATCCGAATACTGATCCGCGAGATTCTTGTACTTGATCCGCGCTGCGACGATTTCCCTTTGATCTGCGGAAGCGGACGCAATCACCTGCTCATCGAGCATCTTTTGCTTAAATGCCTCAGCGTCGTCGATGGCTTTTTGATCCTCCTCGGAAAGTCCTTCAGCCCCAGCACCTTTGCCGGCTGCTTTCGGACCCAATCCCTCTGTGGGATTCTTGGTCATATCCGCGATCATCGCCCCGCGAAGTTTCGGGGACACCAGCATAGCCAATCGCGTCAAGAATGAATTTTCATGATCTTCCAAAGAATGGACATCGTTCGCCAAATCATCTTTCGCGCTCTTGTGAATTTCGCGAATGGTGTCCAGGATGCTCTTGAATCCCTTTTCGGTGGCAAGCAACGGCCCGGAAGCGAGATCCCCGATATCAAATTTGATCTCCTCCCACTCCTTCGCCATCTCGATTTGGGTATTATGTATCCCTTCGTATCGTGCAACATCCGCATCAGAGAGCTTGTTCTCTCCCTCGATGGACCGCAGCGATGCGCCACCCTCTTCCAGGAGCGGCGCCAAGTCCTTCCACGACCGGCCAAGGGCGGCGGACGCGAGCTTGGCCCGCTCCATCGGGTCCTCGGTGGCCGCGAACTTGTCGGCAAGCTGGGCAAGAGCCTCGATGGGGTCTTTGGATGTGATCCCAAGCTCTCGGATGGCCTTCCCGTTCTTCCCGAGATTCATCTCCATTCGGGAGATCGATCCGGCCACTTGGTCCACGTCCATGCCCAGGGGCTTCACAGTAAGACGGAGGCCATACAGCTCGTTGACCGTCAGGCCTGTGGACGCGGAAAGGTGCTTGAGGTGGACCACAAGCTCCGCATTCTCGGAAGCCATGTGAGCCATCTCCATGGCCCCACCAGCGAGGGCGACAGGCAGGAGGGCCAACGGGTTCGCTAGGATGCCCAAAGCGCTGGAGAAGCCTCCAATACCCGAAGACAGTGCAGGGATCTCGTTCGCCGCGTTCTTGATCCCACTGCCCAATGCCTGGAAGCCGGTCGCGTGGGCGGGCTTGGTCATCTCTTCGATCTCGTTTTTCAGCTTGGCGGCTTCGGCCTGCGCGGCCTGGAAGCCGGAGTCGGTCAGGAGGGCTTTTTGGGCCTGGAGCTTCTCAATGTTCCCTTGAACGGATTCCGTCAGGTCTTCGATGGCCTTCTGGGTCGCTGCTTCGCCGCCGATGACGATCTGAAAATTCAGCTCTTCAGCCACCGCTAACCCTCTCCATTATTCGGCTCTTGCATTGCGCCATCAGCCCGCTCAGACACTCGACGGCACGCAAAGCGCGAGGGGGTTCGCGCCAATACCCGCCGACCCCGATGCATCCCGCTTTCTCCCACCGTCGCAACATGCTCCCGACCAATCGGGCAAAGTCGTCGATCTTCTCCGTCGGGTCCATGATTTCGCTCTTCCATTTTCCCTCCGATCCGATCCATTCGCACTCGACCACGAAACCCGGTGCCGCCAGCGTGAGGCCGCTTAGGACGCTGGCGTAGAGGGCAAACCCTCGTTTTCCTCAAGGGTCAGGGTTGCGCCCCGATCGATGGCCCCGATGATCTCCTCCCGGAGCGATCCGCGAAGGACCTCGGGAATCCGATCCTTGAGCCGACCGAAGTCCAAATCCTTTTCCGTCCTGGACTGGAGTCCATTCCATCCGGCCACGCAGGTCGAGAGGTACTCAGCATCGATGGCGGTTTGTTCGGGTTCGATGTCATTGGTGACCTTGCCCCAGGCCTTGCCCCAGACTCCCACCAGTTCCAGGAACTTGGCCTTGATGTCTGCGGCGGCGTCGTCGCCCGGCTTGGTCCACTTGTCGCCGAACAGCTCCGAAAGCTCCTCGGCCACCCCTGGCACTTCGGTGCGGATGGCGGCACGCTTCTTCGAGAGCAGACTCGCGCGCTTGGTCGCCAGGGACAGCGACGGCGCCCGAAGCGTGAACGATGGCAAAGAGAGTTTCGCCTCCCGTGCCGCTTCGGGGATGTAGTCCCATGTCTCGTCTGGATCGACACCGAACAGAAGGGGGGTCGTGGTGCCCATGGTGGCCTCTTAGGTTTCCGCCCGGATGATGGCGTCGTCGCCAGCGTCCGTGACCTTGTTGAGCCGGAAGACAAGCTCCGACGTGGTGATCGAGGACCGCTCCCCGATGGTGGCCGTCTTCCGTTGGGCCGATCCTAGCGTGTAGGTGATGACCTTGCCTGCGCCGGTTCCGAGGGCGAACGAGATCGACTCGGCGGAGCCCGCGAAGAACTTGGTGAAGTCGTCGGCGGTGGCCCTGGGAGTCGTCTCAGGATCAATGGTCAGCGTCGGCTTGAGGCTCGAAAGGATGAACCGCTGGATCGATGTCTGGTCGGTGATGTCCGTCTCTTCATCGGCAGATATTCCCCAATCCAGGGAGAGCTTGGATATCAGACGCGAGACGCCTCCGACCGTGAACGAAAGGCCCTTGAACTGCGGAAGGTTCCCGAGGACCGTGTCCCGCGTGGTGATCGCCACGGGTGTGCCAGCCAGGCCGAACACCGGGAGGGCGGATTCGTAGGCGATCTTTCCTTTGATGGTCCAATGGATGACGCCCTGGGCGCCGACGGTGAAATCCTCCTTGATCGCGGTGACCGCAGCGCCTGCGATACCGATGCGCCAGGAGGTCGTCCCGTCTTCCGAGATCAGCTCGACGCCCACAGACATCTTGGTCATCGCAGAACTGTTCTGCTGGCGCGTGACGCTGGTGGAGGCGACGATGGTCGCCGGGCCGAAGAACCCAGCCTGCCAGAGGAGGTCCATTCCAACGCCTGCGGTGGTACCCACAACGGTGCCGGCCGCGCCCGAGGTGTAGTCGTCGGTGTCGAAGGTGATCTCGGCATTCTCGCCGTAAAACAGGGAGAAGGAAGACAGGAGCGTCGAGCCGTCGATGTTGCGCTCCACCTCCTTGATTCCGGCTTTGATCTTGATGTTGCGGTACGGGGTCTTGGCATTCGCGGCCGTGAACACCGAAGCGGCGGTCATCCATGTGCCGGGAGTCGTCTCCTTGAGGAGAAACAGGTTTCGGCGCGACTTGTGGAAAACGGACATGATCTGTCTCTCCTAGTTGTAGGTGGTCTGGTATTCGGCGGAAGGATCGTTCGCGGCGTGCCGGACCACCACGTCGAAATGGAGCGATGCGTCGGCAGGGCCGTTGGGAGTTTGGGAGAACGCCGTCGCGCCCTGGGTGAACGTGTTGATGCACGCTCCGCCCTGGGAGATGTCCTTCATGATGGCCTTCTCCATGTCGGCAAGGGCGGCGGTGATCTCCGTGCGGAAGCTCGATTGGATCGCCACACACACGTCGATGTGGAAGTGAACGTGCACCTCCACCTGCGAGTAGTTCGCCTCGTCCCCCTGCTGGCGTTGATCGTATTCCGACCAGTACACGGAAGCGGTCGGGCGAAGCGGTCCCACCAGGGAGTTGGTGTCCAGATCCTGTTTGAGCTGGAGCACCTGCTCGGGAAACCAATCGTAGTTGTAGCCGTTCGCGACCCGTGCCACGGTGGTGATCGTGGTCTCGATGTTCTGCGCGACCTGCTCGATGTAGGGAAGCGAACTCATAGCGTGCCCGCGTTCATTTCGGCGATGGCTTGGGACTTCACGGCCTGGAGCCGATCGGATCCGCGGACCTTGGCCTCAGTGGCGAACGGCGCAAACCCGAGCCGCGCCGGGATCTCGACGCTGGTGGCGAGGTTGTAGACCATGCGGAGCTTTTCGTTCTTGCCCTTCCCGACGGACTCAGCCAGGAACAGCCCGTGTTTGCCGGTCTTGGCTCGGTAGACGAACAGCTTCCCCGGGTACTGGCGAGGCCCGAGGAACTTCGCGCGTCCTCCGCTGGTCATGGCGGGGCCATCCTGGACCGGCCAGGCGAGGCATTTGCCGCTCTTCGGCCGAACCGTTCCGCCTGTCTCATGGATGCCCGCGTAGTTGGCGATCTCGCCGTCGGGCGTCTTCATCCGGGGAAGGAAGCGGAAACCGGATCGGACAGAATCCGGAGCAGTCTCGAAGATCGGGACAAAGGACCGCGTCAGGTCACCGGACCACCGCTTGAGGCCAGGACGGCCCGAAAGGTGAGTCTGGACAAACGTCCGGTGCTCATTGATGGCCCATGCGTGCGACGCGTTGTAGAGCTTGGAAAAGGCGTTCCGGAATCCCGGAGCCAGCTTGCCCATTCCCGAAGAGTCGAACTGGAAATCCATCAGATGACCGCCTGGGGATCGTAGTACTCCAGGATCTGAATGACGCCAGGCAGGAGTGCGTAATCCTTCTCGAAGGTGCTCGTCCCGGAGCCGCTGGTGGTCGCCGTGCGGCCCAAACTATTGCGCCGGGAGTACATGTAGGCGGCTTGCATGTCGGCGGCTTTGGCGAGGTCCGCGTAGTCCGAGAGGATGCTTTCCTGGATCGTCTCTCCCAGGGTCAGATTGGCGCTGCTGGTCGATCCCGTCAGAACGTCCTGGAAGGTCAATCCACCTGTCGCGATCTGGATCGATGCGGTCATGCCCACGGGATCGAAGGAGACGATTTTCCCCGTGGTCCCCGATACGGACGTGAACGCCTCGCCGACCGTTGGCGTGCCCGTCACCGATTGGAGGCATTCCAGCGAGGTGTCCACGGAATAGGCCATCCCGCCGATGTAGGTGATCCGAAGCGGGGTCCTATTCGACAAGCGGGGATAGTGCAGCTCGTTTTCGTCCACGAAGTAGTACTGCGAAGGGTTGAGCGTGACCCAGGCACCGCCGTTGAAGTACTCGAACTTGGAGATCGAGCGAACGGGCGCCCCAGCGAGGTAGGAAATCCCCGACGGGTTCGCCCATTTGGGCTCGACGTACTGCGTGACCTGGATCCATCGACTCATGTACGTCTGAAACGCTGTCGAGACCGCGGCCAGGCACTGCATCAAATCGGGATCGGCGGCGACCGTCGAAACCCCCAGATTGCAGGCCTGGCGAACCCTCGCCAGTGTTGAGAGGTACATGAGCGACATGGACTAGGCTTCCGCCTCGTGCTCGGCCGGCTCGACAGCGACGGAAGTTTCCACCGGGATCGGCGTGCCGTTCTGGACCGACGCAGGGAACCAGGAGGCCAATCCGTGGACGTTCCGGAACACCGGGTCGAGTTCGTCAGGAACCGTCAGGACGCCGGAAGACTGAGACTCGAATGTCTGGTCCCCGTGCTTGTAGGTCGTGGAGGGGGTGGTGTAGAACTGTCCCATGATGCACCTCGAAAGGAAAAGGGGCGGCGTGCTGTCCACCGCCCCAGGTTTTGAACTAGGGATGGACGTTCTGGATCGCGCCGAAGGCACCGGGCGCGTACATCGCCATGGTCTCGACCGCGTAGACGCCGTACTCGTAGGCGAGACGGGTCATGGGCCAATCGATCGCGAAGTAGTCGCGCTGGTAGTGGACTTCCACCGGGTTCGCCATGTTGGCCGAGGGGAACGGGACCTTGTCCGAGGAGAACAGGATCGTTCCGTCCGGGCAGTTCGGGTGAACGTGCAGCACAACGTCGTCGTTGGTGATCTTGTTGAGGACCGCCGTGGTGCGCTTGGGGCGTCCCATGGACAGGTCGCCACCAGGAGCCGCATCGACGCGCAGGATCGGGGCGCCGGAGTTGGCCACGATGAGCTTGTCGATCGACTGCGCCATGTTGCCGGAGCACCACACGTCCGTCGGAGACAGCTTCCAGTTCGTCCAGAACCAGTTGAAGGCGTTGTTCAGCTCCACGATGCCAGCGGCGCCGTCGGAAGTGAGCGAAGCGCCCGTGCCGTTCAGGAAGTACGAACCCGAGGAAGGCTTGGCGATCAAGCCAAGCAGTCCGTCGAACTCCAGCGGGTTGGCGCTGTTGTCCGCGTTCGGGATGGTGGTGAACGTCTGCGACGTGGTGGGCACGCGCAGGATGGTTCCCGAGGCCACGGTGTAGATGCCGTACAGACGAGCGCCTGCACCGACGCCGACGAACAGCGCGTAGGCCGCTGCACCCTGGACGGGAGGGACGGACCAGGTGATCGTGCTGGTGGCGCCCGTGGTGATCTGGACGCCCGCAGCAGAAGGCTGCGCCACGCCACCGGGGATGGTGTCGGTCGAGCTGGTGCCCATGTTCGTGCGGGTGTAGGGGATCACCAGGGCCAGCGTGGTGTCCGCCGTGTCCGAGTTGCCCACGCCACCGGCCAAGGCAAGGCCCTCGGTGGTCAGCGCGGCGACGTAGACGTTGTAGGTGGCCGCGGCAACGCTTCCGCCCGTGGTGGACGTTCCGACGGTGGGGGTCGGGGTAAGGCCAAGGCCCCAGGACGACTGCCCGCCGAACAGGACGGCTTCCTCGGAGATCATCAGCGAGAGCAGGAGCCGACGCTGCACGTCAGCCGGAAGGCTGGTGAACTCCAGAGCGGCCAGATCGGCCTGCACGGTCACGCTGTCGTCGAAGCCGATGGACTTGTAGACGGCGCTCATGTTGGTCACGCCCGTGGTGGACGAGGCGTTGCGGTTGCCTTCCGAGATGCCGGGGGTCAGCCGCGCGGTGTTGACGCCGGTGATGGCCTTCCACTGCGTTGCCACGTCGCCAATACCCTTGACGCGGGGGATCATGTTCCGCAGGGGGGTGACGAGAGGGATCAGTTCCTTCGCGGGGGCCTGGAGGTCATAGGCTTTCAGTCCCGTGGAGGTGGTGATGGCGCGCTGGAGCTGCATGATGGCCCGAGTCGCGTCGGTGAGGTTGAGGATGTCGGACATGACTTACGCTCCCTTCCGGCCGATGAAAATCGGCTCCTGGTTCTTGTTGCGGATGGCCGCACGCTCGAACCGGATGGCTTCCGGGAGCGCGTTCCATTCGGGGGTTCCCTGCTTGGGGAATCCATCGTCGGTGGGATCCTTGCGAGAGATCTCCACATGGTCTTCGGCCTTCTCCAGGGTCCGCACCGGCTGGGCACCGGCCACGACGGGCTGGTATCCGTCGGGACGGATGGAGCGGGTCAGCGGGGCGCGGCGTTCGAGCTGCGCGAGGCGAGCCTCCAACTCCTGCACGCGGCGATTGGATCCGCGCTTGAGGAGAGAGACGCCAGGACGGCCAGCGTCGGCACGCTTGGGCGGCACGGCGGGAACGTCCTTCTCGACCTTGGCCTCCGGGTCGCCGGCTTCGACGGGGTTGTCGAGACCTTCGGGGGTCTCTTCGCCGTCCTCGGGATCGTAGGCGGTCATGGCCTTGGTGTGGGCGATCAGGGCTCGTCCGAGGCACCGATGGGCGTCCTGGGCATGCGCCAGGACCTGCGGAGTGGTTCCCCCGTCCTGGTGCTGCTCGTCCAAGGTCGAGACGAGGTCTTCGATGGCCTTCAGGTGCTGCGAGAGCAGGCCGAAGATGTTGACCTCTTCCGCTTCCTCTTGGGGCGATCCAGCGGCACCGCCAACGGTACCGGGGGCGGCGTCGCTCATGTCGTCGTCCCTCGTCACTCCCACTGCTCCGACAGCCGGGGGCTTCCCGGCTACCAGCTCTTCCCGGCTTTTTCCGGACATGGTTTTCTCCTTGGGGCTGGAGCCCCGGTTGTGGATCCCGTTCCGAGCGGCTGCGCGGAACATCGTGACCACGGCGCCAGGATCGGCGGGGCGGTCAACGAGACTGATTTCATAGAGGAAGATTTTCGAGACAATCTTCCCGATGACTTGGACGGCTTCGCATCCGACGGAAAACGCCTTGAGGACGCCCGTCTTGACCTTGTTCCAGGTGGAGTCGTCGGCGACGAAGACGGAGATGTGCATCCCGTCTTCCTGCATCTCCCATTGGCGAACGACTCCGGCCGCGATGTCCTGGTGCATCTCGCGGATGTTCCCGAACTTCATGTATTCGGGCCACGCTTCGAGCATCGCATCTTTGGTGATGATGTAGCCGTCGGTCGCTTCCTGATCCGTAGCCGCGATGCCTTCGACGATCCGCTGTTCGGCGTCCACGCGACAGATTTTGAACGAACGATTCAGGCGGCGTGAAGGCTTGGCGCGGCGAAGCGCGGGAAGCGACTTCGGGATGACTAGGGGCTTCACGGAATGCTCCTTGCGACTGAGGTACATCTGCAATTTGGGTGCAGAGGAGGAGCCTGATTCCCGTCCTGGTACGGGTCATTCAGCGGGATCCATCCCTCGGCCGCGTTGAGGATGTCGTCCGCTCCGTGGTTCTCGTTGGATCCCAGGATGGACCGCTTCTGGAGCTTCAGGCCCGAAGCCTTCCAACCCGCGAGCTTCCCTTGCTCGTCCGCGTTGACGATTTCCGTCGATGCGATGGTCTGGGCGCGGGCGCGGCTGAATGCGTGGTCGTCCTTCAGGACTTCCGCGATCTTCGAGGTGGTCCAGTTCTCTTCGGTGGCCTGGGCAGTCACGTCGCGGATGGATTGGCGGCAAATGTCCGTCACCCGGTACTCAGGACGGATCGCGTCCACGACCTCGCCTTCGTCCGTGACATGCTTCCCGACCAGCCATGCCCCCCGCTCCTTGGCCCATTCGGCGGATTCCGCCTTGAACCCGAGCTTGACCGCGGCTCCCGTTTCGTCCAGGGCAATCGATGCGGAATCCCCGAAGATGGATTCAATCGACGGACCCACGGCTTTGAGGAAATTGTCCTCCTGAAGGTTGATCGTGTCCGGATCGAATCCATCCTCGGAGTCCGCACGCTGGACACGATGGATCGATTTTCCGATCTCTTCGGCGGCATGGTTCGCGAGCTTCTGGAAGTAGGAGAAAACGGAATCGGTGATCGCCGTTTCACGCTTGACCGCCAGGGCGCGGGACCGCTTGGCGTTGAACACGGCGCGATTCAGGCGGGCAACGTGCGCGACCTGTTGGGCTTCCGGAGGCTTCGGCGCGGCCACGGGAACCGGGGCGCCCGGCGTCTCTTCGGTCGGAGCCTGTGGAGGCGCGGGAAGAAGCGGGGCATCGCCTTCGAGCCCGAGCTTTTCCCGCGCCTCGTCCACGCGCATGATTCCGGATTCGACCAGGATCTGGCAATGCGCCCCGAGATCGATCGGGTCCGTCTCGTCAATCGGCGCGACGAAGGTCTCGATCTCCTCGAAGCCAAGGTATTCCTGGACCATCTCGTCCAGGAGGCTCTTGACCCACTTGAGCTGGACCGAAACGCCTTCCTTGGAGCTTTGGTCGCGTGCCGTCTCCGCGGTCGCCCGGTTGACCGCCTTGATGAATGGCGTCGGCTCGACGGCGAAGGTGTAGCAGATGATCCGGGCCATCCATTCATCGAAGGCGTCGGCCAGGACGGCATCTTTGAAGGGGATGAACTTCGAGGCGGTGTCGGCCGGCACGAAGCGGACGCGGCCAATCTTCTGCCCCTCGATCTCCCCAGCGTCCCAAATGCGCTGGAACTTCTCGACCTGTTCGGCTGTACCGGAAACAGGAACCATGCCCTCTGGAAGGTTGCCGTCGGTGAAGTACCCGAGCTGCTGCATCTGGCGACGGATCGTGATGTTGGCGTACACCTGGATCTGTTCGACCGGGCCGTACCCGTAAAGCGAATTGATCCGGAGGTTCCGGGGCTTGTAGATCAAATCGTCCACGCTGTAGGAGATCGCGGAGATCCCGTGGAGGACATGGAGGAAAGCCTCGTAGGGCGCCGCAGGGATCCGGCCCATGTCGGTCATGAGCGGCTTGATCGTCGCGCCGTCCACCTGCTCGAAGGCCAGGATGTCGCCCTGGTCGTTGCGTTGGCAGCGGATCGCTACGGCGTCCAGGACGTTGAGGTCCTCCTGGATCATCCGGAGCCAAGTCTGGAAGTCGTGGGCACCGTCCGGGCGGCGGAAGAACTTGCGGCACCACTGGACACGGGGATCGTTCCGAGAGGCTTGGCCCTTTTGGCCGATGACCCGGAAGTCCCATTCCATTCCGCAGATCTGATCCTTGCGGGTCTCGATGACCAGCCGAAGGACCTCGACGGAATCGGCTAGGAATCGGAGTTGTGGGAATCGGATCGATCGGGAGCCGAAGTCCTCGCCGCGCGGCTGCACAATGGCATTGACGTTCGGGGAGAAGTCGAATTGCCGACCGGCCACGGCGTCAGGCGGTGCGACTCCCTGCAGTGGCTGTCCGGCTGGGAACCAAGAATCCTTGCCCATCAGGAGGGAGACGGCGTTCTTTGCTCTTGTCAGGAAGCCAGGGCGTTCAGCCATTGCAAGGGAATTGAATTTCCTTCCGGCATGGGCGGGATTGTGCTATCTTATGGATAAGCATGGATAAGCATAAGCCGTCAGGCTACCCGGAAGGGACGATGTGGGATTCCGCGACGATGTGCCGCCGTTTGGGCATTTCGCGGGCAACTTTGGACCGACGCTTGGCGAATCCCCCCGAGGGATTCCCGTTGCCTATCCGCGTGGGGCCTCGGCTCCTGCGCTGGGAGGCTGCGAAGGTGCTGGCGTGGATTGAAGCGTGACCAACCCCTTCCAGACCCGCTTCCGCAAGCTCTCCCCGCTGTCCGCTGAGATCGCCGTCGCTGGCGTGGCTGGCGACACGGCAGAGCGCATCCGGTCCCATATTCTGGACCTAGCCGACCAGGGCACCCGGGCCGCGCTCCTGGACCTCGGTTGGGCGCCCGTGAAGCCTGACGCGATCTTCCGGACGGTGCGGGAGCAGGACGCGGCGATCCGGGGATTGCAAGGGCGGATCAAGGACCAATGGCCGGAGATCGAGGCCATCCGCACAGATGCGAACGCGATCCTCGAAGCGGCGAAGGCTCAGGCCGGGGAACTTCTCGACGCCGTGCTCTTCGCGCTCCGGGCGATCCCACTGGACCGGCCTGCGGAGGCCAGGGAGGCCGTGGACGCGATCTGCAAAGCGATCATCGCGGCGAAGGACTAGCCCACCCTGGAGAGCCCAGGAACGGACGGCGGCGTGCTCGACGGACTGAGCCGCCGCCGTTTTCGTTTCAGTACTGGCGCCTCACCCGTTCCTTCGGTGTCTGGCCTTCGGGCGCGGGCGCCTCTTCCTTCTCTTCGGCCGTCACCCACGATTCCAGCGTCATCGCCTGCGCGATGGCTTCCGCCGCCGTCTTCTGCGTCTGGATCGACAAGGCGAGGTCCAGGCACTTCAAGCGGAGTTCGGCGAGGTCCACTTACGCCACCCCGTACACGGTGCCGCGAGCCTTGCCGGTGCGCTTGATCGCTTTGGATGCTTCGAGCCGGGTCAGCGCCTGCTTGAGTTGGATCCCGTCGAATCCGACCTTGCCAGTGATGGCGGAGGTCCCCAGTGGCGTGGCGGAGGTGTCCAGGGCTTGCAGGACGGCGGTTTCCGCGTCCTTGTGCGGGATCTTCGCGTGGCGCGTCCGCCCAGCCTTGGGGGTCGTCGCGCCGGTCAGAGCGGTGACCTTGACTTCCAACGCAGTGATGGCCGAACGGTGGCCCGCGATGGCCTCCCGCATGGCAGAGACTTCTCCTGCCTTGCGTCTCAGGATCTCCGCGTGCAGGTCCTCGGTGGGAATGGTCTTCAGGTGTTCGGACATTCGATTCCTCTTTCGTTTGGTTCCGATGAATTCGGAGAATGGAAGATACGAAAGAATCGATTAAACGTGGAGGATTATTCGATTAGGCTCGCGCTTTCCCAGAAAGGAAAGCGTCCATCGCATCCCCATCTCTGGAAATCTCCGTGAATGCCCTCGCCAATGCGTCTAATTGGTCATCGTGGACCTGCCCGTCCGTCTCCATCTCCTCGATCAGCGCCCGATTCCACATAGCCCGGACCATCCGCACATTCCCGCCGTTGACCTGCGAGGCGAGCGGCTCCCACCGCGTCCGTTTGGCTCCTGTCTCTGGCGAGGTTTTGAAGATCCACCCCGCGAAGTCCTTGACCATGCTCTGCGCCTGGTCCTTGCCCGCCTGCCCGGGATCTTGTGGCCAGGAGATCACCGTCGCCTGTCCGTCGAGCTGGGCTTGCTGCTTTGCCATCGCCCGGGGCTCGCCGGTCTGCTTGCGGGCGATGTCGAGGATCCAGTAGGCGCCGTCCGTGGCCCGCCCGAGCTTCGCGCCGACCGTGAAATCCCCCTTCCCCTCGGATGCGCCCGCGTCCCAGCCTCGGCATTCGGTGAGGTTGGCGGGGGCAAGTTCCTCGATTATGATCTTGGCTGGCTTGAAAAGCCCACCCTCCTGCGGAATCGGCCTTTGCTGGTGCTGCCCGGCGTACCCGACAGTCCCGAGATTCCGTTTCTCCGAGTCCACCACGTCGCGGGGGTTACGCGCCTCAAAGAACAGCTCACCCGCCTCGGTTCGCGGGTCATCCGGGTGCTTGTCGGGATCGTTGGCCTCGAACTCCTGCCGAATGCAGATCCGCGCCCATGCGTCAGGGTCCGTACCCAGAATCCACCCCGTCAGGTCCTTCAGGTGGGTTCGCTGTTGGATCAGGCACCGGATGCCCTTGGTCATGTCCTTCTGGCGATTTTGGAACGTCAGCCGGTAGGCGTCCGAGACAGCCTGGAGCTTGGTGTCCGAGTTGTCCTTGGTGTCGTTCGGGTCGTCGAAGAACACCGCGTCCACGCGCTTGCCGGTGCCCCTGGACCCGATGGTCGTCGCCTGCCGTTCGCCGCCCTTGGTGTTCTTGAACCACCCCTTAGCGTCCTGGTCAGGCGCGAGCTTCCACGCATTCCCGAAGCCTTTGTACCAATCCGAGGTAATTAATCCCCGGCATTTCATCGAATCGCGGATTGAAACGTCGTCGGCACCGGATACGAAAAGCGATGTCCATTCAGGCTTCCAAAGCCATACCCACGCCGGGAGGAGAATCGAAACGAAAGAGGACTTACCCGATCCAGGCGGGACATTGATAACGAGGTTCCGCTTTTTTGATTTCCCTCGGACCAGCGCCTCTAATTCCTTGCAGAATATATCCATGTGCCAATTCCAGATAAGCGGCGTCGATTGCTCGCCTGGAATCTCATTCCACGCGTGGATACAGAATTGCTTGAATGACCTTCGCGCCAATTCGCGGCGCATCTGGTCAAACCTCCAAGCTTTTTCGGCGAGGAGAGCTTTAGCCCCCTTGGGCTTCGGCTTCACGGATCTTCCGATCAAGGTCCTCGTCCGTCAGGTCGGCGTAAGCACGGGGGGCAGCATCGCCGGGAGGGGCAGGCAGGTCAAGGCCGCGCACCCTCCGGTACCCGTCAATTGCCTTGCGCCATGCGTCTGTCGTCTGGTTGAGGTCCTTCGGATCGAGCGAGCCTTGCAGGAGATCGCGGCACCGCTCCAGGATGGATCGGCCCACGTCGCCAGCGATGGTCATCACCTCGACATCGCGATCCGCCTCCGTGTCCTCCCCATTGGGGGGTTCGTTGGGGGGTTTTGGGGAGCCAGCGAGACGGGCCGCGACCTTCTCAGCCTTTCGCAAACTGGAATTCCGGTCCCCCCAAAGCTCTTTCCCGGCCCGCTCGGTGATGGACTTGTGGTCCACCCCGAACTCCCTTGCAAGCTCCCGGATGGGCTTGTCTGTCCCGATCCATGCGGCGCGGATGTCTGCCCACTGGTCTGGTCTAAGGCGTGCCATCGTTCCCCAAACATACACTCTCGCGCCGGGATGCGCTAGAGCTTGTGCGTCAGAGGCCATGCCGTGTCCATTTTCCCGGAGTAGCACGCGAACCGCCTGCGGATCGATCCGTCCACGACGTAGCCCCAGATCACGGGGCAGTCGTAGTCCGTGTCCAGCCATGTCGCCTCGAAAAGCTGGGGCATCGACCCGTCCGGACAGGCTCGCGTGGAGTCCTGGACGGTGTAGCCTGCGGTATCGGCTAGCGGAGGCTGGTAATACCCACAGGCGTAGTAGTTGGGCTCCCCCGTGATTGCCTCGGGCGGCGGGATGTCGTCGAGGCATCCGGTGAGCACGATGGCGAGAAAAAGAAATGGGACGTACCACTTGATGCGTTGCCAGAGGGTGGCGTCCGACGATCCATGAATTCGCCGGACCATCGCTTCGGGCATCACCGCCTCAATTCGACAGATGCGCCCGTCGTAGGCCATTGAAACAGCTTGAATCTCTTCAATCCATTCCCTCGGCGGATCCCCTGCGGTGTATCGGATCGTGAGTTTCATTCTGGATACTCATTTTCTAAATCCTCTCGAATCTCCTTCAATGCGTCCTTGATCCTTCCGAGGAATCGATCCCACATTGCATCGAGTTTTGGTTCCCCGATCCGATCCGATCCGATGGCTGGTAATGCCGCCTCGGTCATTGCAAGTGCGATCCGAACTTTCTTTGCGTCGTTCATCCCTCCCCCTCCGCCATCTCTGGCTATTGTGCCTCGTCCGGGAGCGTCGGCTTGGTGTTCTCGCGGAGCCATTGCGCTTGCTTGAGCTCTGCGGCGGCCCTGGCGGCGGCCCTGGCGGCGTCCCAGGCGGCGGCCCAGGCGGCGGCCCAGGCGGCGTCCCTGGCGGCGGCCCAGGCGGCGGCCCAGGCGGCGGCCCCGGCGGCGGACCCGGCGGCGGACCCGGCGTCCCAGGCGGCGTCCCAGGCGGCGTCCCAGGCGGCGGCCCTGGCGGCGTCCAACTCCGCGGCCGTCGCTTTTCCTTCCAGATGCAGGCGTTTGATCCGGATTGCCTCGGCAGGTCGATTGTCGTTCGGTGCCCACGCAGTGAAATGCGGGAGTGCGCGTTCGGCACAATCCAGCGCGAATTCCCATTGTTCGCGTTCCGTCAAAATTCCCGGCCTGAGATAGGTCCAGATGGCCCAATCTGATTTGGCGGTTGCGAGAACTTCGCGGATGTTTGCGCATTCGCGTGCAGCCCATTTGTATCCGGGCTCGCAGGCTTCATTTGTTCGGAGCCATTTTTGCGCGGTTTTGTTGAGTTTCATTTTTCTCTCTTACTCCCTCGCCGCCTGGACTCTGAGGCGCGAACCATTCCTTGCGGAAGCGAGTCCAGACGGCTTAGGATGACTTGATTTCCGGCGGTTCGCGTCGTCGGTGTGGATTGAACATACCACTGCGGCTCGGGGAAGTCAAGGGTTTTCTGCAGGCGGTCCAGATCCACCCCGTCCTCCACCCAGAGGATCCGTGGCCGTAGCTCCTCGATGCCGATACCTCTCCTTGGCTGGACTGGTGCGGTCGGCTCAATCATGATGCCCTCGCGATCTGGATCAGGATGTCCCGGAATTCGTGCGGTGTCCGCTGGCGTTGCTTGTGGCTCTGCGTGGCCACGATCCCGCATCATGCAGCGGACTTGTAGCCCCGTTCAGCCAGGCGCTTGGCTGGGAGGCGCTGTTCGGACGGCCCCCAAATCAGATCGGGAGGCTTGTTCCCGACCGCGAAAAGCCAAGTCCGCTTGCGGGCCTGATGCCCGTAATGCCCCTGCTCGACCTGACAGACCCATCCACCCGCGCCCTCCGTCCAACCGGTGCGCGATGGTTTCGGGAGCCCGAAGACCGGCCACGCCTTGGAGTTCGCGGGGTGCTCCAAGACGCCACCGCAGCGCCGGAGAGAGGCGAGAGCAGAGACAAAACATCCGCTGTCGTCGCCCGTCACGAATCCAGCGTTCTTGCGCATTGGCGAGCCGTCAGAGAATGCGCCCCATCGCTCGCACGGAGGATGCGCGACCACGGGATCCGATCCATCGTAGAACCTTGCGTCCCGGATGATGTCCCAAGGATCGCATTCGGGGATTCCGTAATAACATCCATTCGTTTCGACGAAAAGCGCGGCGATCATAGCGGCATCCCCAATTCTTCGCGAACCCGTTCGATTTCCGCAAGCTCGGGCCGAATCGAGTACGGCGGGTGGCAGTGGTCGATACACCGGCACGCGAGGTCCAATTTTTCGTAAGCCTCCAGGAGTCGCGAGAGGTCGTCAAGAGTGATGCCTCTCCTTGGCGCTGCGGAGGGGGTAGGAGGCGTCG